TAAAAACAATTGAAATCCCGGAACCTAAACCACTGAAGTTTGAAAAAGTAAAGATGGATGTTCCAAAGTTTGTAGATCCAACAAAAAAAATAACAAGATCTAAAGACTTCGCAGAATTCGGAGGAGGCGAAAGAGTTGATATGAGTATTGAAGCTTCATTGGCACGTGCCGAAAAAACACACTCAAAGGAAGAACTCGCGAGAGGTGTTACCATTTCAGAATACGACAAGCTTCAACAATCTCAACTTGAAGAGGGTGGTGGATTTAAAATGGTTGGAAAAACTCGTGTTCCAATAGAACCACTTGATGCTTCTGCAATACCCCCCTCATATTTGACAGGAGTTCCAACAGGACAAACACTAATGGCTGGACAAATGGAATCAAATGCTCTGGCAACTGCGGGAGCTTCATCACCATCAATTACTGATGCTTCAAGTTCAACAATAGTGAACAATTCTAATCAGTCCTTGATGATGCCGACTCCTGACCCAAATCCACATAATATGGATTTTCAGCCAGAGCATAGATTGTTTCCGCGAGTTTAATTATTTTTGTAAAAACCGTCTGAAAGATAGTATATTAGAGCATCGACCAAATCGGGCGAACCCCAACAAGCTACAGACAGACTAATCACAAAAACACAAAAAAGAAATCCGTACATAGTATTAGTATTATTATCCGACATTATTCGCCATCAGCTAATTTTGAGAAATAGGAATACTCTTCAGTAGAATCAGTCTCAGCAGTTGCTGTAACCGCTGTATCTTGTGCAGGAGTATAACTTGTTCCACCATCAAAAGGAACATCATCCTTTTCAGCAGTTCCAGTTGTAATTCCCAGAACACGGTCCAACTTTTCTTTCAATTCCGAATAGGTTTTGAAATTCTTCGGATCAGTGAATTCTGATAGGGAATGTTCAGTCTTCCAGAGTTCTTCCATCTTAGAATCTTCATCATTCACAGGAGTAGAAGCTTCAAATTCCGACTTATCATAGTTGGAAAATCCATCAACCTTACGGATTTTTAGTTTGAAGTTTGCACCTTCCCAGAGATCAAATGGATTAAGAGGAGTTTCATCTTCAAATTCTGGATTCATCTGGTCATTAATCTTATCCCAAATTTTCTTTCCATATTTGTACAAGCGAACTTGTCCTTCGTTCTGGGGATTTGTAGGGTCTTTAATGACAAGAACATTAGAGACATAGGTAAGTCTTCGTTTCTGTTTACGGGCAATCTCTTTGTTTGCCTCAATTCCAGAATTCCAAAGTTGTGAGTTATATTCGCTCACTGGGTCTTTTTGACCAAGAGTGGTCAGGGAGTTTTCGATATACCATCCACCCGGACCCTGGAATCCGTGATTCCATGAACGTGCCCACGGCAGGTCTTCACCATCTGGTGCTGGTAGAAATCGAACTAATGCCATACCGTTACCAGACTTGTCCAATTCTGGACGCCAGAAACGGTCATCATCATTTTGATATCCTGCGGGTTGGTTTATCTTTGCGGTTTCTTTTAGGAGGGATTGGAGTTTATCTCCACGTTTTTTCTTCATATCTGCGAACGACATATGTTTCCTTTCGTATATTTCGTATTGCGTTGTATTAATTGTATTGCGATGTATTTCACTTAATCATCATATAACTATATTATAACATACTTTTCCGATTTGTCAAGCTCTCATATCGGAAGCTTTGAAGTCTTCTGCACAAGATTGAGATCTTCTGCTTCTTCTTGTACAAGTTGTTTGAGTTTTCCGCCGACCATCTGACCAGCGGTTTCAGGTTCCAATTTATTTTCTTCACAGTAATATAAAATAGCATCGATATAAGTCATCTTAGTTCGTTGTACCAATCCTTCTATATTCTCCATGAATCTCATAGAGTTATTCATTTTTACTGCCATTATATTGATGATCCATTACCGTTCAGAGCTGCAGATTCTTGATGTTCTGAATCATCTTTCTCTGTAAACCAGTAATTTACGACCTTCATTAGTGCCGCGACGTACGTACCTATTAAAATATTTATTATGTCCCTGTAGGTATCAGTAACCAATGTCCCATAAAATAACACATAAAGTAAACAAAAAAATACAAGGAATACTATACCACTTAAAGAAAATCTGGCATAGAATCTCATTCTTTTTCGTTTCTCAATTGCTGAGGACTGTTCTTTTGTTTGTTCTTCATTCATTCTTCTTCTCCATTAGTAATTTCAATTTTGCTCCAATGTTTATCGGCTACTGAATGTAAAGTCCACCACCCCATTCCATTTCCGGGATTTAATATTTCATCACAGACTTCTTCAAATATAAACGGTCTACCATTCACATAAGAAGTATAAATTGGTGAATCATATCCCATCTTACCTTTATTGAAAGTTTCTGTTTTGTGGTATCCTAGCCAGTTATTTTTGCAATGATTAGTTCCAATCAAATGTGCTTTTGATTTGTTTTGAATAGCACCTTTTGGAACAAATAAAACACTGTCTTGTTCGAAATCCTCCCCGAATTTTTTCATATCATTTTCTAAATTGCCGCCATCTTCCAGGTCAACAATAAAATAGCTAATCTCTGTTACGGATTTTCCACCTTCAGGATATCTACCCTTTAAAGTTGTAGCCCCATAACCTTTCGATTTAATCTTTGCTAATAATGACTTGTTTCGTTTTGCATTATCAGATTTTGAATACTTCTCACCCCCACCACATTCCGCGGCTACACGAAACGCAGTCATAGCTCCACAATCATGTTTCTCGTTGTGACTCCACAATCTAGATAAACTTGATTCCTGTAAATATTCTTGGAACTTTTTTGCCATCAGTCCTCATCCCAAGGTAATAGATCATGAACACCTTGTTCTGCTAAAAGTACTCTATTTTTCCAATGTTCATCTTTAACATCGTCTTTGTTTTGACCAGTATAACCTACAGCATATCCATTTTCACATAACCACTTATTTACGTTAGTCCATCCATTGAAATCATGTCCATCTTCTGTACAGTTAATCCAAATCTCACCTAATACTCTACCGAACTTTCCTCGGCTATCTGACTCTGGACACCGACATTGTATCTCAATATCATCTCTATCTGATAATATTGCCCAATGTACCCATGATGTTAATGCTTTTTTGGATAGTTTACCATAGATTTTTTCGTTCTTGTGTCTTGTTCTAGATTCTGGTGTATCTATTCCTAGTAAACGAATTCTATTACATATTCGTACATCAAAACCCAAATCAAAAATCGCATCGATAGTATCCCCATCGACAATCTTTTCTACAGCGGTTATATTGTAGATATATTCGCAAGGTTCTTCGTTGATATATTCAGCCATTATCTTCTACCTTCCCATCGAAATTTCCATTCATCACTCTCAAGAGTAACTTTAACTCTACCCAGATCTACCGTGTCTGGATAAAAATATTGATAACCTATTCCACCATAAGTGGGGTCAATTGGATTGGGTTCTCCCCTATCTACTCGACCTTTTAAATCTATTAAATCGTGTGTTCTCAGATATTCTTCGTATTCGATTCTTTCGTATGGAGCTAGTTCATATCTTGCGACTTCTGTTCTGTATCCGCCTTTATAAGTAGACATATTTTTAATTGACCCCATTTTAATGTGTTTGGTGGGGACCACAAATTTGCAGTCCCCAGAACTTTTTACTTCTTCTCTACGAATTCATACAACTCGGATGCTTTCTTCTTTATATCCTCAATGGAATAAGAATCAGGCTGAAGTTCATTCCATAACTTCATGTTTGCATCACCTTGTTCCTGTGCAAATTCCCATGCACTTGAAACATAATCTTGGTTGCGTTGAGATTGTTCTTGGAGATAACCTTGTGCCATCTCTAATAGTTTGAATCGTAGTTCGAATGGATTAGACATATTGTCCTTTCTCTGTGTGTGTGTTATTGTGTGTAGTGGGGGAATTCTTCTGTTCCCAAGCGACCCCCCGGAGGACAACCCTCTAACTCGGCTATGTGTTTACGCAGCGAGTGCGTAAGCA